AGAAGCAGCGTAATGCACAATGGGAAGGTTCATTTAACTTTTGGTTTGACCAAAAAGGTTTACGATATAACGAGAGTCCACCAAGATGACAATAAATGAATTTATAAAGCAATGCAAAAAAGTATTTGGAGATGACATTCAATACAAAGCAACTTCTAAAGACGGACAAGTATTTAAAACGAAAGGATGGAGAGATGATAAAGTGGGCACTAACCAAAGACAACTTACCCCAGCTTATAGAGAAACTAAAAACTCTTGACTTTACTAAACGCTGGCGTGTAACAGTAACAGACGCTAAACTTAACCGTAGTCTTGAACAGAACGAAAGGTTATGGGAGCTATATACAAGTTTAAGTAATCATTTAGGTATTGAGAAAGACCGTATACATGAATTGTGTGGCTTTAAATTCTTACGATACCAAACAGAAATTGCAGGCATGCCTGTAGAGCTTATAAAGTCAACAACAAAACTAACCACAAGTGAAATGACAGAATACCAACAACAGATAGAAGTATGGGGTCAGACTATGGGTTGGGGTTGGGACTATTAATGATAGCAGTATTATTTGCTAGAGACGATAGTCGTTATAAAGAACTTGACGGATATGATGTTTATGATATTCACAGAGACGCTAGAAATTACTGTAAAGACTATCCTGTAATAGCACATCCACCGTGTAGAGCTTGGGGTATGTTATCTCACATGGCAAACCCTAGACCAGATGAAAAACAATTAGCATACTTTGCATTGGCACAGGTAAGGTTAAATGGAGGTATATTAGAACATCCTGCTGGTAGTCGTTTATGGAAAGAAGCACCATTACCTCTAGGTGATAATGTAGATGAGTTTGGTGGGTTTACTATTGAGATTGACCAATTTGACTTTGGTCATGTTGCACATAAAAATACTAAACTTTATATTTGTGGAATAACTAAAGATAAGTTACCACCAATGCCACCTAAAAATCTATCATCTACTGACAGGTCAATATGTGGTAATGTAAAGGGAACAAAACGCTGTACTCAATATCAACGAGAATATACACCAGATGATTTAATTAACTGGATGACAAAGGTATGTAATGAATTACAGAAACCCTAAACTTTTAAAGCTAGCAGATGGAGCACCATGTATGATGTGTTCTATTCAAGACGGGACTGTAGTATCTGCACACTCTAATCAATTACGTGATGGCAAAGGAACAGGTATTAAGGGACATGACTATCGTATAGCGTTCCTATGTCATCAATGCCACCACATGATAGATAATGACAAGATGTTAGATAAATATGATAGAATAGCAGCATGGGAAGAAGCACACCGTAAAACTATAGGTTGGTTATTTACTAACGGACATTTAGGAGTAAAATAAATGGGTAAAGGTTCTGGAAGAAGACCATTGTTAATTTCTGAACAAGAAGCACAAGACAACTGGGACAAGATATTTAAAAAGAATAAGAATAGTGATGACGTATCACCACATGCCTATGAATACGAACTTAATAAAAGTACAGGTTCTGTAGAAAAACGATTTAAAGATGGCATAAGCAAACCTAATGGAGAACAATTTGGCGAAGATTAGCCCAACGCAGTTGAGCTTGGCTCAATTACGAGCAGATGGATGGTTTTGTTGGATTACTGAACACTACAACTTTTACGCAAAAATTCGCCAAGACCTTTGGGGGTTTGGAGATATTTTAGCTTTAAAGCCAAATCAAATACTATGCGTACAAACTACTACCGCTAGTAATATGTCTGCAAGAGTTAAAAAAATAGCTGACCATGAAAATGTAGGTTATGTTCGTGATGCAAATATTTTGATACATGTCCACGGCTGGCACATGGATGCAAAAACAAAAAAATGGACTTGTAAAGTTAAGGACATATCATGAACACTAGAGATAAAATACTAGCTTATCTCACAGAGCCTAGAGCTATAAAAGAAATAGCAGCACATGTAGATGGAAATTATCACACCATTAAAAATTTGCTTGTTACCATGAAGATGGAAGGTCATATACACGCATTTAAAGATAACGATAATAGACTTATGCACTATTACATTCCACAGCCACATCCATTACAAGCTATATTTGGACACACAGCAAACTTCACAGAAGACCAGATAAAAGGTGTTATCAGTCATAACGCAGATAACGCTAAACATAACCTTCAGCAAAGAACTACACAAGAAACATTTGGGCAAAGCGTAGCTTATACGCTAACACAATATGATTAGTATGGAACGCTTATTGTCCATTTTAGAGGATTGGGCTTTATGGATGAAGTCGGATAATCACAAGCTAGGTTATCCATCTAAGAGCATAGGCATGTCATCTGGTGGAGAAAGCACGAGTGATGCGTTTGAAGAGATGTGTTCTGCTCAGGATATGTCTAATGTTAGAACGATACACGCTATCGTGCATAGTTTAGAACAAGGACAACAAGACGCTATTTATGCTAAGTACTTAGGTGCCAAACCACCATTAGCCTTTTATTGGCAATTAGACATGGCATACGATAATCTGTTGGTAATTGCAGGAAGACGAATAAACGCATAATGTTGTTGAACAGAAATACTGTTTCGTGCTATAATAGCGCCTATATGGCAACCTCCTGCCTACTAATAATGTAATCCCACAAAAGCCTGACTGCACTCTCTCCGTGGTTGGGCTTTTTCTTTTTATGAAACTATCTATTTGCGAACAATGCGGTGAACCTTTTGACTTCACAGAATATAGCCTGTGTAATGATTGTAGGTATGACCATAGATTTATTAAGTTAAGGAAAGATGATGAAATCAGTACCAAAGACAAAGAAGGGCAAAGAAGCAAAGATGAAGAAAGTGTTTAAAGAGTTTGGTGCAGGAACTTTAAACGTAGGTAAATCATCAAAGAAAGTGAAAAATCCCAAGCAGGCGGTAGCAATAGCCTTATCATCAAGTGGTATGTCTAAAAAGAAAGGTAAATAATTATGCCAATGGTAGACGGAAAAAAATACGCTTATACTAAAACAGGTATGGCAGCAGCTAAAAAAGCAGCAAGCAAATCAGGTAAAGCTATGGCAGCTAAGCCTATGAAGAAGGCAGCTAAACGTGGCAAGTAAACCAGGTCTCTATAGTAACATTGCCGCAAAGAAAGCTAGAATTAAAGCTGGCTCAGGTGAGAAGATGCGTAAGGTAGGTTCTAAAGGCGCACCTACAGCTATGGCATTTAAACAATCAGCAAAGACAGCTAAGAAAAAGAAATGAGTGTTTGGCAAAAGAAAGCAGGCAAGAACCCTAAAGGCGGTCTTAATGCTAAGGGTCGTGCCTCTTACAATAAAGAAACAGGTGGTAATTTAAAAGCACCAGTTAAGTCAGGTGATAATCCTAGACGTGCATCATTCTTAGCTCGTATGGGTAATATGCCAGGACCAGAACGCAAACCTAACGGTGAGCCAACAAGATTATTACTATCCCTAAAAGCATGGGGAGCATCTAGTAAAGCAGATGCAAAAGCAAAGGCAAAGAATATTAGCTCACGCAATAAAAAGAAATAGTATAATAAGCAATGCTTAAAATATTTGTAGGAATGGATTTAAAAGTAGAGCCGGTAGCTTACGCAGTATTCTGCCAAAGCGTAATTGAGCATTCATCAATACCTGTTAGCTTTACACCAATGGCTTTAAATACATTATCTGAGTATACAGAAACTCATAAAGACGGTTCAAATTCTTTCATTTACTCACGCTTTCTAGTGCCTTATCTTTGTGGTTTTAAAGGCATGGCTTTGTGGGTTGATGGTGACATGATTGTAAGGTCAGACATTGCAGAGTTGTTATGGGAGTTTCAGCAAGACGAAGCTGTCAAAGTAGTTAAGCATCATTACCAAACTAAACACCCTATTAAATACTTAGGTGCAAAAAACGAAGATTACCCAAAGAAAAATTGGTCTTCAGTTATGCTTTGGAATTGTGGGCATCACTTAAACAAACAATTAACACCTAAATTTGTCATGGAAAAAGATGGCAAATACCTACACAGGTTTCAATGGTTAAAATATCCAGAGGAACAAGTAGGGAAACTAGATGAAACTTGGAATCATCTTGTAACTGAGTATGATTATGACCAAGATGCTAAACTAGCGCATTTTACTCTTGGATCGCCATGCTTTAATGGATACCAAGACTGTGACTACTCAGAAGAGTGGTTTGATACCTATAAACGAATGATATATCCACTTAAGGGTAATAACAAAGATTCAGAACTATAACAGAGGGCAACCAACCTATTAGGAGTTGCATAACAATGGAAATAATTAACAAGCCAATAGATTTATTAATACCTTATGCTAAAAACGCTAGGGTGCATGATGACGCACAAATAG